GCCGTCAGTAGTGTTGCGAACAACATAACCAACCCACTCGTCAGTCGTCCAACCTGCGCCTGTTTCTACAAGCGTAGAAGTCGAACCGCCAGTAGCTGTACCGTGATGACCACCAAGGTTCCAGAAGTCGTCAGTTAATACTACGCCATTCTGGTAAATACCAAGCTCAACTTCAGGGTTGCCAAAGTTTACAATGCCATCGTAATTAACCAGCGTACCGCCAGTGCCTTGCTTGACTGTTCCGTCATACAGGTGTTCTGCTGCGGTATCGTCAATGTTGTAGTTACCAAGTAACGTGATAATGTTATCCGTTGATCGGTTGGATGGGTTTTCGTCGGTGATATCCAGTTCGTCATCGCCTGATGAACTAGCGTTATCGGCCTTGTCTTGCAGCCATCGGTGAAATTCAATAACCGTTGCGTATGTCGGCGCTCTATTGCCACCAACACCTCCGGGCACCAGAATACCGTCGTGGTCGCCACCTACGTAGCGGATATTGCCCGTTGTTCGGTCAATACTCCAGTCAGCATCTACCATTGCCATTTAATTTTGCTCCTAGATAATAATTGATTTGGTTGCCACAAGATCAGACAGCGTTGGGCTGACGAATTGTCGGTAAAACGAATCTTCTGTCGCGCCTATCAACCTGTAAAGCGTAGCGTTTTCATATTGATACTCATAAACATCCCCCTCTGCCGTAGTTTCCAGCAAAGTAGGATTTGAGTTAAAACCTGTGGCGTAATCTATCCACGTTCTTGATGTCCCTCCAGCCCTGACGCCGACATTGTATGTGTCGCCGCTTTTCGCAAAAGCATCTTCAACGGAACCAGCGTCTATGATTTTCCCGTTAGAGAGCGTGGTGACGAGATGGTTGTCAAAATCTACTTCGACAGAAACAACGGACACGCCATCTTGCCCGTCTTCGCCATCTTTTCCGTCCCTGCCTGGACGGCCGTCTTTCCCGTCCTTGCCGTTCTTCCCTGCGGGTCCAGAGGGTCCGACCTTCCCGGTCTCGCCCTTTGGCCCTTGTGCTCCGTCTTTGCCGTTCAGCCCCTTATTCTGGGCTACGGCCTCAATCTTATTCTCAAGGTAATCGAGGACCGCTAGAATCTTGGCTTCCATTTAGCCTCCCAGTCGGGACATCAGTTGGTCTTCAACCGCCCTGGCTCTAGCCTTTTCCTCTGATTCCTCCTGCTTGCCCTGCTCCTTGATTTGGAGGTCGCGCTCCTTGAGCGAAAGCTCGGCTACTCGCATCCTGCGCTCGAACTCCTTGTCGTCGGAATCGCCGGCCTGGAGGTTCTTAGTTGCAGCAGCCATCTTGTCGATCTCTACCTCCATTGGGATGTACTGAGTCTCCGTGGCGTACTTCTGAGCGCGTGACATAGACTCTTGAGCAGAAGCCTGCAAGGCCTGTGTCTGAGCATTCTGGAAGTCCAGTTGCGCCTGCTGCATAGCCATCTGAGCCTGCTGTGCTTCTGGCGAAGGCTGGTTGGCCTGACGCAGTGAAGCGATAAGCTCCTCACGGTTAGCAAGGTTCATGTTGTCGATGATAGACTCGACTAGGGTGGAGTACAGGGGCGAATCCGGCGGCATAGTCTGCAAGAGCTGTACCAACTGAGTAACCTCGTACTCACGAGCAATGATGCCCAGGGTGGAGGTGGCTTGGAAGTTGTAGTCTGATACAGGGTACGACTCAGGGTCAAACTGCATGTATCTGTGTGCTGCCTTCTTGACAAACGGGATCAGGAACGAATCCTGGAAGTTGATCAGGGTTCGCTTGTGCCGCTTGATGATCGCCCCCAGAGACATTGAGATGCCTGCTGCGGTTGCTTCGCCGTTTACCTGACCAGCAATACCCGCTGAGTCTACAGCGCCTGTAGCCTGCTGTACCATCTGCTGAAGCGATGCCGCTTGAGCGAATGTAATCTGGCTTACCTGCCCGAAGTTGAACGGGTGCAGAACCTCGCGTGGGTCGCCATTGGTAATCAGCATCTTGCCCGGGCGAATCTCCGGCTTAGCGCCTCTCGGCATTCGTGTAGCGTCTACAGCCATCATAGGATGCACTGTAAGCGCCAGGGCGTCGATACGAGCGCGGATCTCAGCATCCAAGGCCTTCTGTGAGTTGTAGCCCTTCTCGCACACACCGCGGCCCCAGAAGCGGCCAGGAACCACATCCCAAGGGAATGCGACAACCGGACGATCCTGCATCATGTAGGGGTTCTCCTCGGCTTTGAGCAGGACGCCACCATTAGCGATAACGACGACAGCTTCCACATACATGTCCTCGCTTTCGACCTCGGCTTCTTTTTCGAGGATGTCACGAGGAACTAGACCGTAGTACTTGGTAAGGCGAACCTTGTCATCGTGGTAGACGGTCAGGTCTTGATCCGGCTCGATGTCTGCGTCCGGTGATGCCGTACCCACGGGAACGTCGTTGTAGACGCCCTGCTCTTGCAGTTGATCAACGTGGTGCCCTGACACGAACTCATCTATCGCAACACCCATCGCGTCGTCTACGCTCGTCGCAACTGGGTCGATCAGAAAGTTCTGAGGTAGTACAGGGTTCATCTTAACGCATACGCGCTCTGTGATGTTCACGCCGAACGCCTGTAACTGACCATCCATCAGTGGTTGAGTAGCTGGCGCAGCGTATGGACGCTCCTCGATAACCAGCTCACCGATGCCTGTGCCGAATACGGCGGCGTTGATCAAACATTCTGAGACAGCCTTTCGCACCTTGTTGTATGCGAAATCTTCTTCTAGCTTGTTTCTCAGGAACATGGCGTCTGCGCTGTCCTGATCCATTACGTCGTCAGAGATGTCAAACCACCGGCCTCGACCGAATGTGGCTTCCTCCATCTCCGCCACGTTAGACTCTACCGCTTGTTGCAGTGCGGGAGCGATGATTCGGCTGCGCTCTGACGCCCGGGTAGAATCCTCCTGCGCCCAGATGCCTCGCCAAAGCCTGTAGTACTCTTGGTGCTTCTCGGCGTAGTTGCCCTCGTAATGATTGCGCCAGTTGTCGCATTTCGTCATTACCCAATCCACCAGACTCTCGTCGGCCATTAGCACATCGTTCTCGAAAATGTCAGTCATGCTGTCCTAGTAACCTGCGTGAAAGTCCAATACTTCGTATTCGCCAACCTCCATATCGCTATGGTAAGCCACATTGGATAGCTGGTCGATGTACGCCAGGGCGTCCACAAGGTCGTCGTGAGTCAGAGGATCCGGAAACTGGAATAGTTGGTCAAGGAACTTCATGTTCCAATCACCCTTCTTCAGCTCCACATACCCGTTCTCAAATCGGCCCTGTAGCGCCCACATGATTCGGTCTGTCTTGTTCTTGTTGCCGTGGGTTAGCTCCTCAATCCTGAAGAACGTCCCGTATTTCTTCTGCAAGTCCATGATGGGCTTCATCACGGCCTGCTTCGCTATACCTCGTTCGATTCCGACAGATACTGGCTGGTAATCTCTAACGGCTTGGAAGATTTTTGCCGCAGTCTCCTCAACCGTCCAGCGTCCGTGTATAATGTTCTCAACGACCCATCCTTCTGTAGAGACATGGACAACAGCAATCGCCGTGTCGTCGAGCCTGGAGTTCTTGCCTGTTTTCTTTCCAACCTGTTCAAACCCCGCTAAGTCGATGGCTATGTAGGTGGATCCGCTCGGCTTGTCGCCAGATGCGTACTTGATCCAATCCTCCTTGAACATCTCAGACCCTCTAGCCTCGAACGAAGCCAAGAATTCCTGTCTGAAGGCGTATGATGACATACTGCGCTTGGCCATGTCAACCTCCTCTGGGTCCAACAGAGGGTTGTCGTATGAGGTGAAGTGCCAGGCTCTGTATGTCGGGTCGTCGTTCAGCTCTGCGTACTTGTACAGCTCATAGAAGTGGTTACGGCCCATCGGGGTGCCGATAAACAGCGAGTTGCCCTTCTGGTCAGCCAGCGCAGGACGTAGAATCTCCTCGAACACAGAGGGCTTCATGTCGGCGTATTCGTCCAGTACAAGGTACTTCAGAGACACACCGCGCATGGTTTCCGGCCTGTCAGCGCCCTTGAGACTGATTACAGCCCCGTTTATCAGGGTGATCTGGAGGTTGTTGATGTGTGAGCTCTTGACCACCGGCCTACCCAGGTCCAGCAGCAGGTTCCACATAATGTCACGAGCCTGCCCCTGTGTTGGCGCTACGTAGAACACCTGCCCGGGCTTGTCGCTCAGAGCATTGATAATGAGCTTCCACGCAGCATAGCGGGACTTCCCGCACCGTCTACCGGCTGCTACCACCTGAAATCGAGTATCGTCCACCCACAGCTCTTGCTGCCACGGCAGAAGTTCGACAGAAAGGTCACTCATCTGTATCGCTCAGGTTGCCAGTCCAGTTCAGGTCGGACTGCTGGGCGAATATCACCCTGTAGTCCTTCTCCTGCACCTCATCCTCATTTTCCACCCGTCAGCATCCCAGGCTTGGCCTTCTTCTTGGGCCTCATGGCTCGCACAGCATCCGCCACGCGCTCCATTCTCCCCTGCACCCCATTAGGCTTGCCGGACTCGTTCATTTTTTTCGAAACTTTGTAGTCGTCGTTATCAAGAAACTCGTCTGCCGCCTCCTGATACCTGCCTGCATTGAACAGGCGTCTGAAGTTGGGCGATCCTTGTAAGTCACCTCGGTATGCGGCCTGTACCAGCTCTCCCTGCACCCTCTCCGGAAGCTGGTCGAAGTCTTTGATCATCTTCTTGGCTGTATCTTCGTGAG